AGGAGACCGGCGACTTCCTGGCGCGAGTCAACCAGAGAAAGCCGGTTTACGGCTGGGTGGACGACCTTGCCGCATCAGCAGGCTACTGGATGCTCTCCCAGGCCCGCCAGATCGGCGCCCACGTCGCCGCCGACATCGGCTCCATAGGTGTCCTCACCGTTAATTACGACCGCTCCGGCCGCGACGCACAAAGCGGGATCAAGCGCACGGTCCTCGCCGTCGGAGATCTGAAGGCCGCCGGCAACGACACCGGCCCACTCTCCAGCGAGGAACAGGCCTACATCATGGAGCGCCTCAACCAGACCTATGGACTGTTCATTGCGGCGGTCACCAAAGGCCGCCCGCAGATGTCCGCCGAGCACATCCGATCCATGCAAAGCCGCGTCTATAAGGCCAGCCAGGCCAAAGAAATGGGCCTCATCGACCACGTCATGGGACGTGACGAATATCTCGCCAACATCAAACGTCAGACAAAGGGGGCAGTCAGCGTCGCTCCCGTAAAAGGAGCCAGAATCATGAACCTCGAAACCCTCAGAGCAGAACATCCCGACCTCGTCGCACAGATCGAGGCATCCGCACGCGCCGGCATGATCACGCAGGACGATCACGACAGCGCCCTTACCACCGCCCGCACCGAAGCCACCACCTCGGCCCGGTCCGGCATCCTCGCCCTGCACGGCTCGGTTTTCGGCGACGAGGCGAACAAGAAGTTCAGCGCCGTAGTCGAGAGCGGCATCACGGCGGACCAGGCCAAAGCCCTGGGCGTCACCGCCGAGTCGGGGGACGCCGCCAGCCGTGCGGACATCCTCAAGGCGCTCCACGTTGCGGCATCCGACGGGCTGAAACCCGGTCAGGTCCAAGCAGCAGCCAAGACCGGCATCGACACTTCGGCCATCTACGCATCCAGGCAACCGAAATCGTAAGATTCCGCCCCTAACGACACCCTAAAAAGACACGACAAAGGAGAAAGCAGTCATGGCCGAGATCACCGAAGGCCGCTATCGCGGCGAATTCATCTACAGCGAAGCTTGCGGCACCCGCTCGCTGGAGACCGTCACCATCGACACCGGCAAGCTGGCGGCCGGCACCGTCCTCGGACGGATCACCAAGGGCGCGGCCACCGGAGCGGCCGTGGCCGGCAACACCGGAGGCAGCGGGGCCATCACCGCATCTCCCGCCGTCGGCGCAGGCGCCAAGGCCGGGGTCTACCACGCCGTTTGCATCGAGCCCGCCACCAACGCCGGCAAATTTCTCGTTACCGACCCCGACGGCATAACCCTCGGAGTCGCCACGGTCGCCGTCGAATTCGTCGGCGGAGGGCTTACCTTCACCATCGCCGACGCAACCGATTTCGTCTCCGGCGACGCCTTCACTGTCACCGTCGCGGCCGGTTCCGGCAAGTACGTCGCCTTCAACCAGGACGCCGTCGACGGCTCCGAGATCGCCGCCGCCATTCTCTACGACAACGTGGATGCCACCGCTGGCGATGTCAAAGGGGTCGTTTATGTTCGCGACTGCGAGGTCAACGGCGGCGAGATCACCTGGCCCGCCGACATCGAAGACGCCGAAAAGGCCGTAGCCGTCGCCCAACTTGCCACCCTCGGCATCATCGTTCGCTAACCGGGAGGGAAAGGCCCTCCCCTGAAGTACCTATAAAGGAGAAAAGACATGCCCGTCTTCGACGTATTCACTGGCGATGCTTTCAGCCTCATCTCTCTCACCGACGCCATCAACAAGGCGCCGTTCGTCCCGGGCCTGCTCGGCTCCCTCAACCTCTTCCAGGAGCAGGGTGTCTCCACCACCTCCGTCATGATCGAAGAGAAGAGCGGCATCCTCTACCTGGTGGAGAACAAGCCGCGCGGCGCCTCCGGGCAGCAGAACCAGGCCGAGAAGCGCAAGGCCCGCTCCCTCATCCTCGCCCACCTCCCCGCCGAGGACCGTCTCCTCGCCGATGAGATCCAGGGCGTCAGGGAGTTCGGCAGCAACGACCAGGCAAAGGCCATCGAAAACACGGTCAACTCCCGGCTGGTCACCATGTCCAGCAGCCTCGACGCCACGCTGGAGCACCTGCGCATCGGCGCCATCAAGGGGCAGATTCTCGACTCCGACGGCACCACGGTCATTTACAACCTGTTCACCGAATTCGGCGTGCAGCAGGAAGCTGAGATCGACTTCGACCTGGACAACGCCGCACCGGTGTCCGGCATCATCCGCAAGAAGTGCGCCTCCGTCATCCGCACCATGGCCGGCAACCTCGGCGCGACCCCCTTCACCGGCGTGCACTGCCTCTGCGGCGACGCCTTTTTCGACGACCTGATCGCCCACCCGGAGACCCGCCAGACCTTCCTGAACCAGCAGGAAGCCGCCGAGCTGCGCACCGGTTACATCAGCACCGGCCTTTCTTACGGCCGCTTCGTCTACGGCGGCATCGTCTTCGAGAACTACCGCGGCAAGGTAGGAGCCATCGACTACGTCAACGCCGACAAGGCGCACTTCTTCCCCACCGGCGCCAACGGGCTCTTCAAGACCTACTTCGGGCCGGCCAACTACATGGAGACCGTCAACACCATCGGCCTGCCGAAATACGCCAAGATCTCCCCGGACATGCGTTTCCAGAAGTTCGTCGACATCGAGGCCCAGTCCAACCCGCTTCCCATCTGCACCCGTCCGAAGGTGCTCATGCTGGGCAAGCGCACCTAAAGGAGCTGACAGATGGTCGATTTCGCCGCCGACAGCAGCATTTTTTTAATGGATTCCCCGCACAGTGCCGCTGTCGGCGGCGAATCGGCGCAGGTCATTTACGATGCGCCGTTCAAGCTGGAGCAGCTTTACGAAGGGCAGGTCGAGACCAGCGCGCCCGCCTGCTCCATGCTGGATAGCGATCTAGTCCGGCTGGGTGTAAGGCACGGCGCCAAACTTTCCATTTTCAAGAGCCAATCCCTGGTGGGAGATTTCGAGGTAGTCGGCATTCAACCCGACGGCCTTGATATGACCAGACTGTCGCTCAGCAAGGATTTTTAGTGGACACAGTTGAGCAAGACATAGTCGATGCCCTGGTCGATATGCTGCAGGCCGTGCCGTCCATCAGGACCGCAACCGATGGACGGACCACTCCGTATGGCATCACGGAGCTTCCCGCAGCCACCGTGTTCACGCCGAAATCGGACGGCGTTGCCAAAAACGATTTGCTGACCGATTACGACCTCGATGCCAGCATTGTTTTGTACGTGGCGGACAAAACAGCGCAGCGCGCGATCCGCTCTCTGGTCGCTGAAGTTTATGCGGCGATCGGAACTGCAGAAAGGGACGCCGCAGGCCCCCTGGGTGTCCCACAGGTGATCAGCATCAACGACCCGGCAAAAGCAGTCAAATGTATCCAGCAGGGCGACTTCATTGGAAGCGCCCAGATCGCCCTTAACATCACTTACCGCACGGCCCGCTGGGCACTATAAGGATCAAGATGTCAGACTCGGCGCAGCACATCATTTTAGGCATTGTGATTTATAAGGCAATCGAGCTTATCGTCCAGCTGGTTTTCAAGCGACTGACCAGCGCCGATTTTGTCACTAAAAAGGCCTGCGAAGATTGCAGTACTCGGGACAACGTCTCGATGTCCCGCTTGACCGGAGAAATAGCAATCATCAAGGGGATCTTGTTAGTGATAGCAGTTAAAGGCGAGGTTCCTGCCGAGGATCTCGCAAAGCTGACCCAGTACACGGGATAAGCGAATCCTGAGACCAAAGCAGTAGCGGCTGCATAACAATTCCGAGGAGACCGTATGCGCAAAATCGAGAACATAGTTATTCACGAGTCCGACACCCCTAACGGCCGTCAACAGACGGTCGAGGATATTGACCAGTGGCATCAGGAACGAGGCTTCCATCGGCAGGCGGCGGATATGGCAGCTTTCAACCCCGACCTAAAGGCGATTGGTTACCACTTTGCCATCTACATCGATGGCTCGCTTCATACAGGCAGGGCAGAGAATGAAATCCCCGCCGCAGTCCAGGGGCATAACGCAACATCGATCAATATCTGCCTGATTGGCAAGGGCAAATATACCCAAGAGCAGTGGCAGTCCCTGCAGATGCTTGTCTCGATGTTGGGACAGAAATACCCGGGTGCCGCAGTAAAGGGACACTGCCAGTTCGATACGGCAATCGCCCAGGGTAAAACCTGCCCCGATTTCGACGTTCCTGCTTGGGTCGCCGGCGGCATGGCACCTCTTACCGGCCACATATTGGAGGCAGCATAATGGCAATTTGGGACAGCCTGATAGCGGGCGGCATCAAGGGTATGGCTGAAGGTGTCGGGACTTTGGCCATGAACATCAGGACGGCAATTGTCGGGCCGGAGCTGAGCCCAGAGAAAAAGGCCGAGATCGAGCAGCAGTTGCTGGCCATAGAAGCCGCAGCCAACAAAGCTGCCGCCGATTACGATACGGCCCAAATGCAGGGTCAGGTGGATCTCGACAAAATCGAAGCCGCCAGCGACAGCCTGTTCAAGAGCGGCTGGCGCCCTGCCGTCGGTTGGATCTGTGTCGCGGGACTCGCGCTCACCTTCCTGGTCCGGCCCCTTTTACCCTGGGCCTGCCAGGTGGGCGCGCTGATCGTCGGCAAGCAGAGCGTGGTTCCCCCGATTCCCGACATCCCCATGTCCGACCTTATGGTGCTGCTGTCCGGGTTGTTGGGGCTCGGCACTATGCGCAGCGTAGAAAAAATCAAAGGGTTGCGCTGACCCAGCAAACTTCAAGAGAGGTGAAAACCATGGAAGAAACGACCGGCATTCGCGTCACGACCAACGACGCTGCTGAAACCCAGATCATCGGCGGACCCGCTGCTTCGGCAAAACCCGCCACGCAAAACAGCCCGGCGGCCAGCGCCGCTAAAACCGCGCCTGAGAAGCCGCTGGAGGAGGATTAAATATGCTGACACGCCGTAGGATTATAGCCGGCAAGATCGAGGCGGCCGAAGGGACCGCCGAGGTCGTAACCGTCACCGACGCGGGGATCATCGCTATCGACCCCAAGTTTGACGCCGACATCAAGATGTACTCCCGGGACAACGTGAAGCTGAACACGTTGTCCAAGCTGCAGTCGATCCCTGGTCAGCAGATGGGCACCATCAGCTTTAAGGCTGAGATCAAGGGCACCGGTGCAGTCTACACCGCGCTGGCCAAGCCGGCGATCGGCATGTACTTACGCGCTTGCGGCTTTGCCGAAACGGTGGACGTCACCCCCGGCGCCGAAAAGGTCACCTACCTCCCCGCCTCCAGCGGCGTCCCGTCGCTCACCCTCTGGCTCTACGAGGACGGCGCCGTCCGGAAACTCAAGGGGGCCCGTGGCACCGTGAGTTTCAGCGGCAAGGTGGGCGAGCCGCTGATCGCCGACTTCAAGTTCACCGGCGTCTACGACGGCGCGCCGGCGCTGGCCATGATCGTGCCGACCCTTGAGGCATCCGTGCCGCCGGTGCTGTTGAACAGCACGCTGACCATCGACAGCTATGCCGCCATCCTGGACACCTTCTCCATCGACATGGGCAACGACATCCAGATGCGTCCCTCGATCAATACCGCCAGCGGCTATCTCTCCGCCATGTTGGTGGATCGCAAGCCGACTGGCAAGCTGGATCCCGAGATGGTGCTGCCCGCCACCTATGATTTCATGGGTAAGTGGTTGGCAGGCGCCGCCGGCGCGCTGGCCGTCGGCCCGATCGGAGCCGTCGACTACAACCGCTTCACCATGGCCGCGCCGAAGTGCGTCTACACCAAGGTGGGCAACGGCGACCGTAACAGCCTGGTCACTGCCGACCTCGATATCCAGCTCGCCATGAACACCGGCGACGACGAGTTCGTGCTGGAGTTCGTGAAGTAACCGTTTGGCGGAGCCTTCGCCCTCCTCGGGGGTTGGAGGCTCCGCCTCCTTACCGCCTTTTTTACCTTAGGGGCGCGCTGTGCCCCCTTATTCAATCTACCAATAAAGGAGTAACACCCATGGCATTAGGTTCCAGGTCAACTAAAAAACTAGCAGAAGCTGGCGTTGAGATTCAGTTGCTTGACCCCGCCAACGATCTCCCTATGGACGAGATGATCACCGTCTTAGGCTCCGACTCCGAGGCATGCAAGAAAATCCAGCAAAGGCAGACCAACCACCGCCTGGAAGTACAGGCGCAAAAGGGTAACAGAAAAAAGCCGACTACTTCCGCCGAAGCGATGGAAGCCGAAGGCCTCGACCTGCTGGTCGAGTGCACTAAGAGCTGGCGCACGCTGCTTAAAGACGAAAAAGGCAAGGTAGTTGGCTCGCGGCCGGAAATTGAGCTTGCCGAAGGGGAATGGCTCGAATTCACGCCGGAAAACGTTCGTCGGCTCTACGAGGAGCTTCCCTGGATAAAAGAGCAAATCGATCAGGCAATCGGTGACCGGAGCAATTTTTTGCAGAACTGATCGAAGAGCTGCAGGAGCACGCTGAAAAGCTCGGCCGTGGGCGGGACATCGATGGTTTCGACATCGATCCCCTCACGGCCCACATCATCACTTGGTTCGACGATCTGAACGACTGCCGCAGGTTCACCGTCATTGCCGGCATGGGTGGCGGGGCATGCATCCCAGAGGCGATCTCCCACCAAGAGCTGGCATCCTGGGCAGAGATCACCGGTACCCATCCGACGCCTTGGGAGATCGAAGCGCTGCGAGCAATGGATAAATCCTGGCGCCGTGGGTACAACAGCAAAAACAGCGGAACTGCTAAATTGCCCACGATGCGTCACCAGAGTCTGGGCGAGTACTGCCATGGTGAAAAAGTAGCCGAATGCCGCAAGATCTTCAGCACGCAGCTGGAGAAGATCTGCGCAACCTGTCCCGACTAAACGGAGCGCCTCATGGCATTAAAAGATATCGCCGTCAACATCAAAGCCACCGGGGTTGAGCAAACGGTGGGCGGGTTCAAAACGGTGGAAACCTCCGTTACCTCCATGGGCCGCAATATCAATACTGCCACCGGCATCATCGCCAAATCGATGGCACAGGTGGAAGGCTACGTCAAGGCAGCGGTGGTGGCATTTGCCACTTATAAATTGCTTAAGTACTCCGAAGATGCTGCACTTGCCGCAGCACGCTACGAAACGCTGGGCGTGGTCATGCGTGTCGTCGGCAATAATGCCGGGTACACGGGCAAGCAGATGAACGAGTTCCAGCAGGGATTGCAGACGCAAGGCATCGCTATGGTGGAGTCCAGGCAGAGTCTCACTCAGATGGCTTCCGCCCACATGGATTTAACCAAGGCCTCAGAGCTTGCCCGCATCGCTCAAGATGCGGCTGTTATCGGGCAGATGAACAGCTCCGAGGCATTTCAAAATATGATAACCGGCATACAGCGCGGCGAGACCGAGATCATGAAAACCCTCGGCTTGAACGTTGACTTTGCCGGAGCCCAGGAGCGGCTGGCGGCAAAGCTCGGCAAAACCACACAGGAACTGACACAGACCGAGAAAGTGCAAGCCAACATGAACGCCACTCTCTCTAAGGGTAGGGATATTGCCGGAGTATACGATGCCGCTATGGGGACGGCAGGTAAGCAGCTCTCATCCATGCAGCGGTATATGGACAACCTTAAAGTTACGGCAGGCAGCGTTTTTAACGACCTGCTGATCACCGGCGTTCAGGTTTTCACCAGCGGACTCAAAGCGGCCAACGCGGAGGCGCAAGACCTACAGGTTAAGGGGCAACTGAAAGGCTGGGGTGAAAATCTCGTCATTGGCGTCGCCGTGATAGCTGATGGTCTGATGGTCGCCTATAACATCCTCAAGACTTTTGTGACGGCCGGCGTCGCAGGCTTCCAGCAGCTTTACGATGGCGCCACGGCTATCAGCCAAGCCATGGTCATGGATTTCAGCGGCGCAAAAGAAAGCATCCAAGCGATGGCGCTGACCGGCGAGGCTTGGGTGGACATGACTCGAGAGTCGTTCAGCAATGTCACCAAGTTCCAGGACGCCGCCCGCAAGATGTACGCTGATCGGGATAGCGAGGCGACAAAAGCCGCCCAAAAAGAAAAGGAAATTGCTCTTGAGCGCATGCAGATGGCAGTCGGGGCAGCAAATGCCGCCGCGGCGCTACGCGAAGAAGCGGACAAGATGCTTGAAGCTAAAGGCAAAGAGCTCGACTTGGAAAACAAACACCTCCTCGTCATGCAGGGATTGCAGTCTGCCAAAATGTCGGCCCTGGGGATAAGCTCGGAAGAAATAACTTTCAGAACCAAGATCAACGTGTTGGCCCTACAAGAAAAGACCTTGTCCGACCAGATAGCTACTGAAACCAAGCCGAAGATTAAACTGCAGCTTCAAGAGCAACAAAAAGAGCAGCTGGTTGTCAACGAACTGCTACGTAAACAAAACGCCATCGAGATGGAGATATTCGAGCGCAAGAAGTTAGAGGCACTGCAACAGGACCAATTTGGCATCATTCAACAGCAAATCGACTTGGCAAAGAAAGCCGGTCTGACAGAGGAAGTATTCGAGCGTCAACGCATTCTCGACATTCAAAAGCTGCAATTCGATTACAACCAAAAAATGCTCGATTATCAGGACAAGCTGAATACGGCCACGCAGTCTCAGGCCGACCTGATCCGGCAGAACATTGACCTCTACACCCAGATGTACCAAGCCGCGCGCGATGAGATATTGACTCGGCAGTTCACCGCTGCAGAGGCTTCGTCTGGCTCGATAGGGGTATCTTCGTCGGCATCTGCTGGCTCCTCAGGCTCATCCTGGGTCGGGTGGGACTCTAACGGCAACTTCACCAGCGACGCCTCGTCCTCCCCGTCCAGCACCACTAATTGGAGTGGCAATGCAGGGGTTTATACCCTCGGCAATGCCCAACAGGGGGCAACCGCCGCGCAATCGGCACGCGCCTCCGCTGCGGCAGCTGCACAGGCGACGCAGGCGACGGCGGCAGCAACGCAGACGGCGGCCGCGGCTATGGCGCAGGATCTCACGCTCCGCAAATTATCCCTGCAGGGCTTGGCTGAAGAGGCGGCGGTCCAACAACTTGTCAATACCCATCAAAACGAGCTGACTAAGGCTCAGCAGGACGGGCTGGACACTACCGCGCTCTTGTCGATCCAGCAAGCCGAGTACAACAAACTGCTCCGCGAACAGCAGCTGGCGAAGGTGACAAAGGACACTCAGTCGTTCTTCGACACGATCAAGTCCTCCATATCGTCCATGACCTCTGCCGGGAACTCCCTTGTGACTTCGCTGACCTCAGCTGCAACCGCTTTGAGATCGGCAAGCGCCGCCTTGGGCCCCTCGGCATCGATGACACCCATTCAGCAATACGAGGCGTCGAGGTCCAGCCTCGCCGATACTATGCAACAGGCATCATCGACCGGGGATGCCAGTCTCTATGCTAAGATCCCGGCGCTGGTCACCAGCTTTCTGGACCAGTCGAAAGCCTATAATGCCAGCGGCAGCCAGTACACTAGCGATTTCGGCTGGGCAAAAAACCTGCTCGACGGCAGCGCGACGGCGGCAGACATCGCGGCCTCGCAGGCCGGCCAAGTAATCACCGCCGCCCAAAAACAGCAGGCTACGCTTGACGCGATCAAGGCCGCATTAACCACCGACGACTCAGCCGCCTTACCCAAGCTCTTAACCGAACTATCCAGCGATAACGGTGCGCTGAATAGGGCGATGCAATCGACTACGGCATCGCTTGGCACCAGCGGGGCTATTGCCACCCAGTTTAAGTCGTCGTTTGCAGCAGACAGCCCGCTTGTGAAGGCAAACACCGGCATATCTGCCAGCATTGACACCATCCCTCCCGCGTTGTCGGTTAACGGGACCACGATCGCCGCCCCCTTCGCTGCGGCAGGAAGTTTGACTGCGGCCCTGAACGCATCATTTGGCGCAGGTGGGAGCACTTCCGGTGCGATCACCGCTGGTCTGACTGGTGCGGGCGGCATAAAAGAGGCTTTGACTGGGGCAGGAGGGCTTGCGGACTGGCTGACGCAGATAAACACAAATGTACACCCGTTGGTCAATGGGAGTGGATCTCTTGGAATACTGGCAGATTATGCCGCTGCTACTAATGTTGCGCTGACTTATCCACAACAACCGATTGTGAGCAGTTTATCCGCGATACAAGCTAACAGCAAGCTGATCTCAACCATCAATACAACACATACAACTACGAATACGGGGTCTACAGACGTTACCACCTTCAGATACTATGCAAAGGGCGGTGTAGCCAATGATCCGAGCGGCAAGTCGATTTTTGCTGAGAATGGTTGGGAGGCCGCCGTCCCTCTTCCCGATGGTCGCAGTATCCCGGTAACGCTAAACCGAGCCGACAACTATCCCGACAATTCCGCCCTGATCGCCGTGATAAGAGCTCTCCATGCCGAACTCGTCGCCTTGCGCCGCCAGCAATCACAAGAGCACGCAGAGGATGTCGAAGTAATGCACGAGACCTCCGGCAAGGTAGCCGTGGCCGTGGGCGGCAATTCGGCGGCAGCGGTGAGGTACTGATGCCGATTTCCGACCAGCAATATCAGGACTGGCTCCGCTCGGATACCGCGGCCCGCGTAATGCTCGTGGAGGCGAGCTATTACGATTCTGGGCTGCACACGGTGTATATCAGCAATAGCGCCTATGTCTCCAGGCCTACGGACACGCCCTCGAACCAGCCTTACGACGATGCGGTGCTTTCGATCCCACAGTTCTCCTCATCCTTGTCCGATGCATTGAGCGGGTTCACCGTTCCGTCCTGGGGAGATATAGTCATCAGCAACGAGGATTACAGCCGCGACTCCTGGCTCGACTACTCCTGGGACGGCCGACCTGTGTCGATATTGTTCGGGGACGCTTCATGGCCCCGCTCGGATTTCCGCTATATCCTGACCGGAGTGATCGCCGCGCCTCCCACGGTACCTTCGGCAGCTTCAATCGCACTACCCATCCGGGACAAGCAGTGGGCGCTCAACGTCCCGATCCAGACCAAGTTGGTGGGAGAGCCCGTATTGACCGCCGACGCGGGCGGCAAGACCTACAAGGTATCCGATAGCGCCGTAACCAGCATCGACAAAGTCTGGGACAACGGCACCCTACTTTCGGCCCCTGCCCAGTACACCACTAGCCCGGCTACAGGCAAATTCACCTTGGTAGCCGCAGCCGTAGGCAGAGTGACATGCGAGTTTACCGGCGGCAATGCAACAAAAGGCACCGTTGTCCCTCTTGCTTTCGGCCCATGTTTCAATATTTCCCCGGTTTCGATCAACACTTCTTTGCTTAAATATCAGGTCCACGACGGGCAGATTGAAGACATCACCGATGTAAGAGACAACGGAGTCTCCGTCGGCTTCACAAAAGACCTCCTGGCCGGCACTTTCACGCTTTCAGTGTCCGCGGTCGGCGAGATCACGGCCGACGTTCTTGGAGCAAAACCCGGCGGAGTTTATCTCGCCACCTGCGGGGATCAGGTCAACCACATAGTCACCACCCGAAGCTCTCTAGCCTCCTCAGATGTCAACTCAACAAGCCTCGCCGCCTTCGTTGCCCTTTGCCCACAGCCGATCGGTTTATATGTCCGTGATCGCAGAAACGTCCTTGATTGTTTGGACGAACTGGTCAACTCCGTCGGGTCCTGGTACACCTTCGACCGATCCGGGAAGATGATCTTTGGCCGCATGGATGTTCCCTCCGGGTCTCCAGTGCTCGAATTGACGGCAGACGACGTGGTTTTCGGCACTTTAAAAGTCACCAAATGCTCCCTGCCGTGGGCGACCGCCAGAATCGGATACAAACCCAATTACACCCAGCAAAGCCAGGTCGCCGGCAGCGTCACAACCGCCAACAGGCTACTGTATAGCCTGCCCATGCAGTACGCCAGCCGCAACAAGCAAAGTGTGAAGACCGCTCACTTGTTGGCTTTGGAGCCGGATGCAAAGGCCACTCTCCTTGCCTCGGCTACTGATACCGGCGCCGAGTGCGACCGGCTTCTGACCTTGTGGGGCGACGTGCGTTGCACCTACAGTGCCGAATGCATCACCTCCCCATTGACCTTGAACGTCGGCAGCGAGATCAAGCTGACTCATCCCCGGTACGGCATGTCGGCCGGAATGCCCTTGATCGTTGTCGGCATTGCCGAGTCGATCACCACCCGTCGCGTCACACTCACCATGTGGGGATAACATGAGGATCAT